TTTGGGTTATGGTTGTTGTCTCTGACGTTGCTGTTGCGATTTCTGTCTCACTTGTGCCGTCCCATTTCCTAATCTTAGCAACTACAAAAATTGTACCTGTGTCTGAATTATTTCTTGCGCCTATTGCAATATTCACATAGCCCGTCCCTTCCATATCCTTCGCTAAGTGAAATGGGGATAAATCAAAATCTAAATCATGTTTTGGTGTCCCTGCCCCTACTGCTCCAAAATGGATGCTCCTTGAATAGATAGCGTTTTCTGTTAAAATATTATCTGCGCCTGTGCTAATCTCTGCGCCAACTAAAAAGAATTTCTGTATTCCAGTACCTTCGGCGACGTCGGTAAAATCATAACTCGCTATTTGTGGGCTTGTCGTTGTGAAAGGTGTTGGTAATACCATTATAATCCCATCTGTGCAATAATATCTTCGTCTTTAATATCTTTTTTAAATTCTTGCCAGATGTCATTGATAACATTTAATTTTGATTGAGCCGCTGCTAATTGCCATGTGTTTTGGTTTTGGTTTATTGCGAGGAATGCTGCTCTACTAGAAGCTACCATCGCCAACCATTGTTTATAAGACGCTGTTATACTAGCATAATTTGCGACCAAACCTTTCCCATCACTTGCTTTTTCCATGTCGCTCTCAGCCATAAGAATCCAGATGTTAGTATTCGCTTCTAGGATTTGTGTTGCGCTTCCATTCTGTCCTATTGCTAATATGACTTGTGCGGTTGTTGCTAATGTTCCTGAGTCTGTCATACTAAACCCAACCTCGTGTGTTCGATTTTATCTATTAAATCTTGGATTATATCACCGACTGCGAAGGCGTCATTTGAAATAATTAACTTGTCTTTAATCTTTTCTGCGTCCTTCTCGGAAGAATTAACGTATTTTTCTTTGAATTTCATACTTTTATGGAGTATACCTTCATATTTAAGGCTTTTTGTTTCGCTAACCAGCACGCTCTTATCAATCCTTCGACAATATGGGAGTACAAACCACTTATCTTCCCATCCTCCTCGACGATTATACTCCTAAGTGACGCCTTCACCTCATCGTTATCGAATAATTGTAATTCCCCACGTTCCCCCATTCCGAGCATATTGTAGTACATTGCCTCTTTATAGAGTTTTTTTGTTCTTTTTTCGTTGTCTATGACGATTTTTGCGTTGTTTAATCCAATAATCTTCTGTTTTGTTGCGTCATTGTCCAAAAGGTGGTCTAATACTCCGATACCTATTCCGCCATCATCCAATCCAATCTTCTCAAAATCAAACATCACATTGAGGTCTAATATCTTATTTTCTGTGTCTATGGTTGTTGTTTTTGTCGTAATTTCGTGATGGAACTGGAATACCTTATTCCCACTCCTTTTTACACCCTCAAAGGTGGACTCGTCGTCTCCCATGCCGGCAATATCCACCCCTAAGTATAATCCCTCCCCCACCAGTTTCCTAGAAATATCCTGTGGATTATGGGGGAGAGTGCAAACCTTTTCTATCCATTCTTTTGTAAATAATCCTTGGGCGCCTTCAACAAACTCCCCAAGATACATCTGCGCATACTGCCCTTTAGTAAATCTCTTCTTCATCTTCTCTAAAAACTTCGGGTCTATATGTGGACAGTCCTCACTACTCTCATGGAAGTTGGTATAATCTTCATCCTCAAAACAATCATAATAGAAACCTTCCTTTAATTTTGGGGTTGATAATAACCACACACTTCCTTTTGTTGCTGCTAAGGTTGGGATGACGGAGTTCCACACTTCCTCATTAATGAAGGCTGCCTCATCTGCAATCAATAAGTCAATCGTATACCCCATAATCCCATACCCAGTCTCCCCTGCGGCAAAACAATAGATTTCTGTCCCATTTTTCAGGCAAATCTTATGTTTTGTTGGTTTGTTTTCTCCGGCCAATATCATCTTTGGGTCTTCTCTATAAATCTTACTTAATATCTTTGAGAATATCAATAATGCCTGTCTCTCGACGAACGCAATAACCATTACGGTCTTATTCTTATTCTTTAAGGCGTAATCCTTACATTTCTCACTTATTACCTCACTCTTCCCCACTTGCCTTCCACTCCTTAGGATAAGGTTACCTTCCGTTGCTAAGACTTGGTCTTGCCACGTATAGTATTTGATTTTTGGTAATTGTTTGATATACTTAGGCTTCTTCATGTGCTAATCTCTCCATTGCTCTTATATACATTAATGGTTGATTTAATTTTAACCACTTAGAAAACCATAGGGGGTTTTTGTGTGCGGAGAACTTCCCAAAGTTGTGACAATGTACACAGAGGGATATTCCATTATCATCTAATAATCTATACTCTTGAAATTGTCTTGGGACTAGGTGATGAGCGTTGAGCCTTTTGTCTGAGCCTCCGCAAACTAAGCACATCTTATCTCGGTCTCTAACTCTCCTACTCCACTTAATATCTGCTGTCGTATGTTTCATAATATTTTTTTTGTCTGGGATCCACCCCCCCCTTTATCCCCCCCCTAAGCAACGTCGGAGCTCCAGTGGAAATGAAGGTAGGTATTCCGATTTCCTATGGAGTTATTCGGTTAACCGATGGAATACCTGTGCACTAAGGTGGAATACCTGTTAGGCACTACATCTCCATAGGAAATGAAGGTAGGTATTCCGCCTTCCACTCCAGAGCCACGTTAGCTTTATAAGCAAGCGCTTAGCTCGGCTGCTTATCCGAGCTAAGTTAAGCAAGCTTATAAATGTTTTGCTACACGTGGTTATATATTCTATAGTGCACTATACAGTATACAACATAGTAGTCCATATAGATGACAACACATTTATTAACAAGTCCTCATTAGTAAGTCTATGAAAACTAACAAACAGAGAGTTGTAGTACTTGAGAATGTTAGGTCTATAGGTATTCCTAAATATTGTAATGTATGATGTTCATATATTGGTGGCTCCTTAAAAACCCCACCATTGCATTATGATTGGTGTTTATCTTTAGTAAATGAGTGTGTGTTTATACATTATAACGACGTAAGCCATTACTAAAAAGCCCAGCCTTCTTCCCCTACACCGAGGCTGGCGTGAGTTGGGGGTGCGTTAGGGGGGGTGTTTTATAAGAGTCTCTGAATATCAATAGATAGGTTTATATATAAGCACACACACACAATAACATGGTTTCGAATAGTAATGAAAGGAAGTGGCGGATTGATAGTAGTATGGATTTATTACTGTTTAAGGATGATAAAAAAGTGGTTATTAAGTTGATGGCTAAGTGGGGTATATCTCGTAGGGTTGCACGTGAGTATCTTGATGTAATGTTAGAGATGGATTCTAATTGATTATGATTCTCCGTATTTCTCCACACATTCAGCACATCTCTCAAAGTAAGGGTCTTTGTCTGTCTTAGGCCTTAGCTTCTTCATACACTTTCCGCAATATACATTCTTTTCCATGATTATGATTGGCGGGACATTCTACGGTAGCGACCCGTTGCCCGCCCAGTACTGATTATAAAATGTGATCGGGTTAGTATTATAGCCCATACATCACTTTGACCACATCCTCAATAGAACACACGATTAGCCCGAATGCCCGTATGAGTATAAAATGTGGGCTACTTCATTGCCAGCCTCTTACGATACTGGACTTATAGTTTCACCCACATCCTCGGTCTTTCCCGAGTGTCCTTGCTGGGTTTCGCTCCCAGCCAAAGCACACGCCCGGATTTGAACCGGTTCTCGAGTTTCCATTCAGTATATATTTATACTAATCATGTGCTCTCATTTCTGAGTATTAATCCAACAAACTTAACCCAAGCTTATACGCTGCGATTAGTTCCTTTAGTCTTCCACAAACAACCTTCCCGTAGTGTTCCGGAGTAGGATTTTCCCCAGTATCATCCCCAGCAATCTTCAAAAGACATTGACATATAATAGAGTTCCCTCGTTCCGAAGCCACGCTCTTCTGTGCCTGTCTATCAAGAGAACGCTCTCCTTGTTGAACTTCATTATTAACAACGTTTCCCTTAACTGCCGATGTCATATCTACCTTAGTGATGTTCGTCCATTCTCCCTTCTTTACAATCAATACACTAACCTCTCCTCCAATACCTACATCCTTCTCAAGATAATCAACCTCTTGCGCCTGCCACTTTGTATTGAGTGTTGCTTCTTCGTTATTTCCTGTTCCCCAATTATTTGAATATCTAACAATCACAAGACCACTATCCTTCTTATCAATATTATGTATTCTTATTTTTTCCATCTTTCCTCCCTTTCAATTCTTTGAGTATTAGAGTGAGGGTTCTATCAATACAAAAAATATATCTTTCTTGTCTATCTTCCCATTCTCTTTGCTCTTCCTTAATCTCCATCAGTCTCTTAATGAATCTCATATCACCACCATTCCTTTAAATCTCATCTCATCTTTTGTTTCAGTTTTTTCTAAAGTGCCTTGGTCTTCTGCGAGTTGTAGCAAATTCATTTTAACCCTTTCCTCGTCCCCAGCATCATCCTGTAATTCAAAGAAGTGTTTCATATCAACCCCTTCCCTGCGAGTTCGTCTATTATATCTAGCATATCGCTTGGACATATTATTGGGCTACACATCCTATTTGATTGTAAGAACTTCAACTCCTTAATGAATTGCTTGACGTTTTGCGTTTCAAAACCATTCTGGGTTTCCCATTCTGTAACTTCTGGGTTTTCTGGGTCTGAAACATCCCACTTAGTTTCTTTCATCCAATTTGTTTCCTTATCACACAAACTCATTCTCCACCTCTCATAACAACATAGAATTTAACAACATCCAACCACGTATCCATGTGCCGCTTCTTCTTAGCTTGTGCCTTCTTATCAAGGACATCATCAATATCAAAGTTTATGTGTTTTACCATTATGCTATGCACCCCTCATGACAACTATCACATACATCCAAATCGTCGTGGTGGTATAAGTCCCATTCATCCGTTATCTTGTGTCCGCAGTAATCACATTTTGTTTCCATACATATTACTAACTAACTAACTATTTAAACCTTTCGTTTGTGAGTATTCCTTACAATATGCGAGATAATCTTTGCACCTTCTCCACCGACCAAAACATCTCCACTCATCAGTCTTGTCTCGGCAGATATAAATTAGAGGGCATAGATCATTCATATTAACATCAAGCTGTCTCTCTAATTCCCTTCGCTTTCCCGACGCTGTTTTGTTTCTCATTCCAATAACTTAAGAAACTCATTTACTTCTGCGAGTTCTGCGTCTAAAGTTTCCTTCCGTGCTACTAATTGAGTCTTACCAAACACTCGCCTTACTTCTTTCATCCCAACTTCAGCGACTGTTGTGTCATTGACTTTTATTTTGTCTGCCATTAAAATACCTCCTTCCATGTGTCCCCTATATTTACTTGAATACCTTCAACTGCTTTCCACGTGTCGCCTATATTGATTTGAACTGCTGCGATTTCCTTCCAACTATCTCCTATGTTGATTTGTGTGGGTGTGTCTGCTCCTGCTGAGGGGGTGTAGGTTGCAATAACATTAAACTCTCTGGTTGTATAAGTACTGGTTAGAGAGAGAGGGTCTTCCGGAAAATCAGAATAATTCAAGGAGTCAGACATCCCTATATTATATGATTCTGATACTGTGTCATAATAGCAAGAGATAGTCCCACTCCCAAACCCCACTAACCAATACCACTCTCCCGAGGTTATTGAAGCCGTGCTATTGAGAGTGACTTCTATATCCCCAACAAATATATTGTCTCTAGTCCCAGTTCCTAATAGTTCTAAATCGGAGTTGTAAATTGCTACTTTAAAATCGCTACCTGTTGATGCATTAAGGTTCCATGTTATACTTTTTACCTCTCCACTTCCCGGAGCTTGAAAATAAGACCCATAAACCCAGCTCGAAATACTTTTAGTAGTATCCGTGGTACCATCAAATCCAAAAGTTTCATCTGCCATTATGCTGTATACTGCACGTAGAGCGTCCCAACAGGAAAGCCCGACGCTGCCGGCGGGGTGTCGTCTGTGTTGTAGAGAACCATCGGGACGTATGCTTGGTCTGCTGTGCTATTATCTGCTGTTACAGTTAAAGGTCCGACTGCTACGTCTGCACCAGAATTTAGTAAATAGTCTGTGTGTGCTTGGGTGTTGTCTATTGCGTGGGCTGTATTAACAACATGCTCATCATACATCGTCGTCGTCATAACCCCAGCGTTTGTCACATTGGCAGCGGCGATAGTGTCATTACTTCCATCACTTGATTGAACATCCACATTTGTAGGGGCTTCGACTATTGTAATATTTGTCGAGACGTTGGTATCTTTTAATGAATTAGCAACTATCTCGTCCCACTTAACTGCACTCAATACCCCAGCGTTCGTTGTATCTGCTTGTGCTAGTGTTGCGTTAGTCCCGTCAGAAGAATTAACATCAATCGTCGTTGCTGCCAAAGTACCAGCGCTTAGGTTAGTCGTAACGTTGTGGTCTACGTCCGTGTCCTTTAGAGAGTTTGCTACAATCTCATCCCATTTATCACTCCCTAAAATCCCTGCGTTTGTAGTGTCCGCTTCAATGAGTGTTGCATTACTACCATCAGAGGAATTAACATCTATTGTAGTCGGCGCTCTTGTCCCAGCGCTTAGGTCTGTTGAAACATTGGTGTCCTTTGCGGTGTTTAGTCCGACTGCTGTGACTATGTCGCTGTGGTCTGCCCCAGTAGCGTCTCCTCTATGAGCAGAATTACTTGTCACAAAGGCACTCATCCCTGCAATATCAATTCCATCAACCGTCCCATTAGTTGTGATGTTTCCGTTTGAGTGAATAGTCCCAGTTGTAGAAAAATTGTCTGTTGCATTTGTCCAGTCGATATGGTCGTTTGCTGGGATGCTTGCTAAACTATCATGGGCGAAGTCTCCTGCTGTGTATGTGGTGTCCCCTGTGTCTGTGTAATTTGTAGCATGGATTACGGCGGGGGCTTGGGTCACCGTCCAATCAACCTCAACATCCTTAGTGAAACCCATAGTTGTAATATCTGCCTCTACTAATTGTGTATCATTATCAACATAGTTCGCAGCGTTGATAACCTTAGGAGATTGGTCTGCTTCCCAGTCTACTCCCCCTGCTCCTGCCGTATCATCTACATATTTCTTATTAGCAATATCAACATCAGTAACAGGTGTCTTCGTTGTGCCGGCGTCATGTTGTCCCGAAAGATTAGGAATAAATAACCCATCATTCTCCGTCGTAGCTATCGGGGTTCTTTCTTCTTGTATCTTCTCAATAACCCTATTGGTTTTATTCTTTACTGCTAACTCTTGTAATTCTTTTCTTGCGTCTACCATTATAACTCCAACCCAACTCTCTCTTTACTTAACACATTTGAATAATCCTCGAATACTAAATTTTGAGTGTCGCCTATCCCAGCCGGAATATCTAACTTAGAAATATCTTTTGTTCCTTTTGTCCCTTGATTAGGATTTGTCATTTTAAGCCCCTTCAACCGTCACAATCATCATACCTTTTCCCATTCCCAAAGGGGCAATAGAAACAGCAGCACTCGCAGAAGTAGCAGTAATAGCTAAGTCCAAAGCAGTTTTCATATTAGCAGCAGTAGGGTCTTCTACTACCCTAACATCAATATCTCCTTGTCCTGCCATCTTATGGTGTGGATATTAACCCCAAATTTACTAATGCAGCATACACTCCATCCGCAGAATTACTAACCACTGCTTGCCTTGCAACTGGTGTTACTGCGTAGAATCCTATAACCCCCGCAGCGTTCCCAACGTTTACCGTGTTAGAGCCTGCTTCGTTCTCTACCATTATTTTCTTCCCTTAGATTTAACTTCTTCCTCAACCGGCCTAACTTCTTCAACGACTAAGCCCGGGTTTTTCTTGATTAAGTCTGCCAAATGTTTCTTAGCATCAGAAACAATCAACTCATCCCTTACTGAATTACCGCTCTTAACCTTCCCATTAACTAAGGATGTGTAATGTGCGTGTAGCCTCTTGTTCTGTTCTTCTGACATTTTAAGCTACCCCAGTAATCAAACTAATATATTTAGGTTTCTTTAGAATAGCAATCCCATTTGTAGAAACTCTTATCTTCCTACCAATTCCTTCCTCTGAAATTATCCACGTCTGTAATGGCTTAAACTGCCTGTACTCGACTGCTTGTTTTAGGTCTGCAACCATAGCAAAGGTAGCAGTAACATTCTCAGAAACGATTACCTTAAGTCCTGCGATGCCTGACAGAGTACCTGACCCTACCTTCTCACTTGCGAAGTTAGGAATACTTGACCCCTTTGTAGAAACTAACCATACTAACAAATCCTTCTCTCCCTGTGCGTTTACCAATAGAACTCCATTCCTAATACTCCTCTTAGTCTGTTGCCTTATCTCCATCTTTGCTTCCATGATGTCTTCAAATGGGTCTTGTCCACTTGCCGCGTTCCATGTTGCAGTTGCCGCCGTAGAGTTAATAAGACTTGGAGATTGGCTCTCCGAAGCAATGTCCCAAATATCGTTATCCTCATCGTTTGCTATTGACTCAACAACATCTTTTGCATTATCAAGGAATACCTGAACCTCGGAATCACTCTCATCCTCAAGATTAATCATAGGAGAATCTAACATATACTTTATTGTGTACTTTGTGGTTGGAGTCCAAGATGTCTCTGCTACGAATGGTCGTGCGCCCGGTGCAATATTGCTCAACTTTGCCGGAGCGGTTAGTGTCAAATATCCAGTTGTCTTAGACCAATACTTAATCTCTCTTGACTTTGTAGGCTTACTTGAAATTAATGGTTTAAAAATTAAGGCTTCTTCCTCGAAAGCCATTGCGCCCTTAGTAATATCAACGTCTCTAATTAATGCCTGACCTGCTGTCTCTACCATCTTAAGCTAACTGCATCGTAGTAGGACGAAGTTCCATCAATTTACTCTCACCCTCAGTCCCCGATTCTAACATAATACCAAGAATATTCTCATCATCAGCAGTAGCAGTCACAACATAATTCGCAGTTGCCCCTGTCGTTACTGGGTCGCCTACTGTTACAGTCCCAGAACAGGTCACCCTGAATATTCCGCCTCGGTAAATAGCAATAGAATTTTGTGTTGTCTCGGCCGCAAGTTTCTCAGACTGGGCAATACCAGCAATAATTTGATTAGCACTATCAGAAAGAACAGCAGTCATAGGGTCTGTCATCTTACAAATCGCACCCTTCTCAATAGTCGCCGTAGTGGAACACGTAAAATTAACTGGAATATGTGTCTCAACCTTCAACACTGCTGCATTTGCCATGGAATACCTTGGAATACCTCTTATTTAAGGCTTTTGGTTTAGAGGGCTTCGTGCGTCCAACCCTTATCATCAATATAAGTCCCCACAATCTCCCCATCCTCACGTATTCCGAGGAGGACAATACTGACAAACGCCTTCCCCCACTTGAAAACCTCGCCCTCTTTATACTTTGGAATCTTCTTAAGTTTCAGTAATTTTCTTAAGAATGGCATAATAAGACCTTTCATTTTTATACCATAGGATGATGTGCTTAACGTCGGCATAAGTGTCCGAAGAACAAAATCAAGTGATTCTTTTGGGAATACGTATTCCTTGACGCCGAAGGGTAGGTCTCTTATTTGTCCGGGCATCCATACGCCCCGCATCTTCTTCCCCTTAGTCATAGGCATTAAGTGTTTCTGTGCCTCCATGTCCCTCAACATTCTCTCAACACATCCCCTCTCTCCGTAGGGAATAAAACTAACGTGCATTAATCCACCATAGCAGGTTTATTTTTCTCGGCTTCCTTCTTGATTTCTTCCTTAGCTATATCCATAACCGCTTTACCGATTGCCATGTTTCCCTCTGCTGTTATGTAGCTTGTCTCTGCCTTAACTAACTGATCTCTCCAATACTTTTCCTTCTCAGAAATAATCTCAAAACTCTCATCAGTCTCCTCAGCCATTATGCAAACCCTCACTCATTTCTTTTTCAATTCTTTCTGTATATTCCTTAGGAGTTTCTTCCTTAACGACTGTCTCAACCCTTCCCCCAGAAGTTCCGGCTAGTGCCTGTTCTGCTATAAGTGTGTCAAATTGTTTTAACAACTTCTCAGACTTTTTATTGCCTTCTTCTATCCTTTCCGCGAGACTTCTTGCCTCAACGAGCATCGGTGGAGAATCGCCAATAGCTTCCTCAGCAGATATATTAACCTTATCTCCCTCTGTGTCAGGCGTAGTTGTTTGTTCATCGGTCATAGTATATGGTGTGTCACCTACTTTATAAATGTTTTGGTGTTTATGGTTAGTCCGGCTATTGCTGCTATAATAGTAAAGATTGCTGTTCGAAATGTTCCATTAATCCCGTAGTGCATGGCGAAGCATTCCATAATCGTTAGACATATAATAGCGACGCTACCAGTTATCCAGTTTATTTTATTCATTCTAAAAGACCCTCTCCGTTTATAGATAAAGGAACGCCTGTCTGCATAGCAATAGCTAACTTCTGTCCATAGACGTCTGCTATTCCACCTGTTTGTAAGAATGCGTCGAAGTCTGCGAGTTGTTCTCGACCATCTTCCATCCATGCGTTAAGGTCTCCTTGAACCTCTGCCTTAGTCTGTCGTCTTGCTTGATGTATTCTTGTGAGTTGTTGATTATATTGTTGAATATAAACATCTGCGTTTGCTGGGTCTTGACTTGCCAACATTGCCAACTGCCTCATGTTTGTTCTTGCGTTTGATAATTCTATATCTGCCGCTTGAAGTTCTCCTCGCTGTTGTTCTTTAATGTTACTTAATACACCGCTCACAAATCCTCCAACTGCGCCTGCTACTCCAACTGCTAACGCCCCCGGAGCGGATAAAACCCCCCCGCTTCCTACAAGCCCGGCAGCTGCCCCTATTGCTGCCCCCCCCGCTGCGGCTGGTACTATGCCCGCCGCCCCTGCTGTGAATGCTTGTGATAAATTAATGTCTGCTTGTTGTGCTGGGTTTATTTGTCCGAGTTGTCCTATCTGTGCTATTTGTTGTTGGATTTGTTGTTGTCGTATTGCTTCCGCTTGTGCTGTCCCTACTGGGGCTGTGCCTTCTGGTCTTGCTGTCCTTGCCTGTTCCCCTGTTGCGACCGCTTGAACATCCTCCGGAGATAGTCCTAAGAATGTACTACCGTCTGGGGTTGTTATTCCACTCGCCCTCCCTGTTTCTGAACTCGTGAATGTTTCTAATGCATCTACTTTTGGCGGTTCTTCTACCTTTGCTGCTTCTGCCGCCGCTTTCTTTTCTTGATTGACTGCCACTTGGTCTCTAACATTCATTATACACGTTCTTGTTGCTGCGTCCCACTTCCCACCTTTCTTCTCACATTCTTGCTGAGGAGTTACTTCTAGAGGTTCTTGTGAGATAATTCTATCTGCTGGGGTTGTTGGTTGGGATGTTGTTGAGATTGCGGGTGAGGTTACCATTATCTATTTACGCTAGGCGTAGCCTCCTCTGGTTGTATTGTTGTTTGTCCTGTGTTTTTCTCTTGGTTCTCTTGTGTCTTCGGCGCCAAACTTGGAGGTCTATTAAATTTAACTATCCTAAACATTTGGTTATCTATACTATCTTCTTCGTCTGATGCTTCCTTCCCTGCTGTTACTTCAAAAATAAGATGCCCATTGATTCCCCCGACCTCTGTCGTTCCGTCGCTGGTTATCATACTTCTAGGGACTCCTAATGTTGCAAAAGTAAAGTTCTCTCTGCTTGAAATCCATGACTGCCTATCCTCACTTGACTTGCTTGGATATGGTTCAATCTTTGCCGTGTCTTCTGGTAGACCTATCATTTCCCCGTTCTTAACTCCCTTCTCTATTTGGGTATTAGCATAAGTAATTTTGCCCTCGTTGTTTGTCTTGTAGTAGACAATTCCTAACGCCTTATCTCTATGTTTGATTACTCTCTCATCTTCCTCAGCCTCTTGTCTTGCGTCTATAGTTTTTCTGATTGCGTCGAGTTGTGAAGTCCCGTGAATTTGGTCGCCTATTCTTTTATTGCTTGTGTGATACATATGGGTAGTTTTTATTGTCTTCCACTTCTTACCGTTCCAAACTTCATATCTCTTAATCCTTCCACGTTCTGAAACAATCTTAACTCTCTCCGGTGAAATGGGGACTAGGTTAGCCAAGGCTTTCTTATTATCATTGTCTTCCCAGATAATCTCCATAAAAGCATCTCCTACAATTAACTTAACAACTTCGTGATTCCACATAAGCGTAGCGAAGGTGTCGTTTCCTCTCCCTGTAATGTGTTTAAACTCTTGTGTTGTGTTGTCGTCTTCTGCCGTCCATCCTAATGAAAATGCCCATGTTGATAGTCCATTTACTGCGGAGAAAACTATAGGGTCGTTTGCATAATAGCCCAAATCTGTTACTGCGTTCTCAAAATAAGTATACGTTTCTGTTACTCCATTATCTATATCGAGCCTCTTGGAATCCATAATGAAGTCCGGGACTTCTGCTGAGAAGTCTGTTGTTGTTGCGTTGTTTAAGTCAAAGTCTGCCATTATATCTTAAAAGGAATATAAACACTTGATGCTGATAGCGTCGCTGCTCCCCCCCCTGTTATTGTGTATGAACGGTTTATTGGGTCGAAGCCGATGGATGAGTAAAGAGTTGCGTCTGTTGTTGTTATTTGAACCGTCACTCTTAAAATCTCTCCTGCTTCAAAATGCTGATAAGGTATAGTTATTGGCATTGATACCATATAATTAAAATCGGCACTTTGGGTTATGGTTGTTGTCTCTGACGTTGCTGTTGCGATTTCTGTCTCACTTGTGCCGTCCCATTTCCTAATCTTAGCAACTACAAAAATTGTACCTGTGTCTGAATTATTTCTTGCGCCTATTGC